CTGCCTGTCTGACAGCGCAGGACGTATTACCGACCCCCACACGCTGGGCCTGAAATCACCGTACTCATCTAGGAAACAGCCATCGAAGCCCAGTCCGCGCATCGCATCGGCATTATCAGCGCCAAAGATGCTTATCTTTGCTCCATTGAGCAAAGTAATAAATAATTCGGCCTCGTTAGCTGATTTCATAATAGGACGAGCGTAGTGCTTTAAGTATTGCCAAGCTACAGATTTTCCCTGTGATCTATAGGGCGTGACGTAGGCAAAGTGAGGCCACGGACTCTGGCATTCTGCCGCAGCACGAATTAAATCGTTGGTCGCTGCGACCGTTTTCCCTGCGCGCCTGTGAGCAATTAGACAAGCCCATCTCTGGGTGCGATTGTGGAACGGCATGAAAGCCAGCCGGGGCTGGTAGTCCATTTCTATTTCGGTGCTTTCCATTTTATCGTTATTTCTACTGGCCCATCATTCTTGCCTGTGAGTTCTGTGCGGCTCAATTTTGGTACATGGTACTCAATCATGTCTGTATAGCATCGGAATGCCATCAGTGGCCCATTCTCTGCTGCTATCGCATCTAGCCAGATCTGCACTCTGTGAGCGTTACCATCAACGAACCGGGCAATGGCCTCTCGAGCGGCTACTGTAGACTTATTTGCCAGCCCTTTTGGTCTACCCGGGCCGGGCGGTCTACCAGTTTTACTTGCTTTTTTAATGACTATCATATATCTCGCTTCTCGTTGAGTCGTATCGCTGGTAACTTGGCTGCATCTATTACATCTTCCATGTACTTTAGAGCGTCTAATCTTGTCATACCTTGAATGATTGCCGGGAAGCTACTTACTGGCGCTCCTGTTCCATCGCAGACTATCTCGTGCATTGCGTAGCCGTTATGTGTCTTGACCATGCGTATCATGCTAGGAATTTCAGCTTGTAGATGGTGCTGTCGATTAGCTGTGCTATCTCATCTATTATGTTCTGTAGCTCTGAGTCTTGCGGTAGCTTCTTTCTTTCATCTTCTACATACTTACTTAGACTCATCATGTACTTTAGAGGTGGTGTAGGCAGTAGATAATACTTCTCATAGTCATCTATGATCCCATAGCAGCCTTGATATGCCTCTACGAACGAGTCTACAAGCTCGTCTACCTCAGTGTAGTAAGTGCCTAATGCAACGTGTTCGCTGTAGGATTTGGTCTGGAAGTGCAGTATGTGGGCGTTAGTTACGCTGTGAAGTAGTGTTAGTACGAATTGTTGTGGTGAATGACTCATTTATCTCTCCTAGTTATTTGATTTTGTAACGATCTCGACATGGAGCGCATACTCCCTCTACTAATCGTGACCACTCGCCACACAGGTCGCAATCACCCGGAATTCCTTTGGGAATAGGCTTCCTAGCCTGTTTAATCAGGGCTGAAAGTCTTTGCTCTGCTTCCTCGTTAGCGTAATCAGCCTCGTCCATCTACCATCCTCTGTCTATAACAGAACTCCTTACACTTGCAGACTCCCTCTTCTGTTGCCTCGTTCTCACCCCATTTTCTGAACTGGATGACTAGCCTCTTTCTTACTTCTCTGCAATTATTCTTTAATATTAGTCTTTGTCGGCAACTGCGGCAATTGAATTGGTATAAGCCAGAGCCGGGGTTCTTCTCTGCTATCTGGCACTCAGGACACAATAGGTTGTCTCTTTGAGTAGTAGGTATACAGCCAGACTTCTTTACGGCCCAGTATCAGATTAGACTTTATAGGCACTCTAGTAACATATCTCTGCTTTAGTAAGTAGCATAAGGCCATTGAGATTTCGCAAGTCTTTAGGTCACATCTAGCATCTATCTCAGCTAGCGTGATCTCGCCCACATAGTCCTTTAGTAACGCCCGAATTGTAGATACTGCTCGTGCCATACTTCCTCCTGATATATATCATAATTATACCAGAGTATTATACTTATTTACATACATTCCATTGACCGCTGGGCCTGTGTGCTGCATACAGATCTTTACGTTCAATCTTTCCGGCAATTGCTTTTTTATCCTCTCTCATAGACTTTTTTATTAGATTAATGTCCTTTCTCCTAGACTCTGCATCAGCCGCATTGTCCTGTCTGTTTACCTTGTCTCCGTGCATCATTAGCCAGAACTGTGCGTCCTTTGGACTATCCCATAGCTTTTCTGACAGTCTAGGGATGTATCGAGCTACAAATACTCTGGCTGATAGGCTGGTGTCCCACATATACGGGAATCGGCGTAACTCAGAGAACGGAGACTGTTGCTCTGTAAAGTCCTTTTTGTACATATCAACCAGACTTTGCATACGAACATCTTTGCCCCATCCCTTAATTAATAAGGCATCCCATGCTAACTGACGATAATCGTCCGAAAAATACATATTAGACCTCCTATCGCAGCTACAAACGCGACTTTAATCCACAGTACCAGCCGCCTGTCATCTTCAGCCCATGAGCCGGATGAGTAGCCCCGCCCCATGCCGCGAGGAGCGTTTAGGTAGGGTAGGTAGCCATCGTGTGACTTATTGCGTTCTACGCCCTCTCTGAGCGTTCTGGGGCTAGTATCGTAATTTGAGTTCATCTTTCTTCTCCTTGTCGTAAGCCTTCAAATCCTGTCTAGCAGCGTCCCAAGCATCATAAGCAGAATCCCAATCAGCATGAGCAGCAGCAGCCCTAACAGCAGCAGCATTCCAAACCGCCTTCACTAGTTCTTCTCTTGTACTCATTAGAAGTCACCTCTGTTTAGCGGTTCAGCCTGTCCGTGACGCGGATCGTCAAGCACCTCGTCTAAGCCCTGATTCTGCTCCTGCTCTCTGTTGTGATACTTAGCTTCCTCATACTGTCTGACCATTGCAAAGTATGAGTCTAATAGGTTGGCTTTAGTTTCGTTATCTGCTCGTGAGAAACTTATTACTAACCTAGCTGCCGCTAACTGGAAGTCTGTAATCATTTTATGCTCCGCATTGTGAGAGGTAGGAAGTGAAGGCAATAGCCATTACAACAATAATTATTATAAACCACGGTGTAGGCTCGAATGGTGGGCGCTTTTGGCGTGGGAAGAACTCGTCATATTTACTCATTTGTATCTCCTGTTCTGGGCTTCAAAATGAATCCCGATGTAGAAATATTATAGAGATGTATTAGAACTGTCAACACTTTTATAATACATTTATTTCTTTAATAGAATCAATATATTACAAAGGATTTCCCGCTTCCCGCTTTGCCCGTTTCGATATATTTCGGTGCAAGCGGGTAAAAGACAGTCTCCGCCGGAGAGCGTACAGTCTCCGCACGGACACGGATAATCTGAACGAAAAAAAGGGCCACGATTCCTCGCAGCCCAAAGAGCGCAACTACCAATCACGCAAATTAATTGTACATCAGAAGGGCGATTTATCCATTCAATCCACTACCATTAATCTTATGCCACTTTGCATGACACTTTGGACATAACCATCTGACAGCTAATGGGTAGGCGTAATCATCGTGATGACCATGCAGCCTACAATGTGCAACCTTGCAATCTTCACAAACAGTGCCTCTTATTAATCTTCCATTTTCTACATGATTCTGGACTAAAAATTGACACGCTCGTTTTATTACATTTGCTTTCGTCCACTTTTCTCTTGCCTTTCTTGCCATAGCCTTACCCTCATCAGTCTGAGAATAATGCTTTCTTCCCTCTATTCTATGCGGTAAATTTGCTCTGTTTTTATCATATTCTATGTAGTAATCATGATTCTTTAATATATTAGCTTTTGTATCTTTTTTAGTGCATGACTTACATTTATTAAGATGACCGTCAGCCATCATAGGATGTTTATAAAACTCCGACAATGACTGACTTTCACCACACTTAAAGCAAACCTTAGAACTATGCACGAGTTATATCCTGTGTGAAATATAACCCCATTATAGCATAATTCTAATTAAAAGGTAGGTCATCAGGCATATCGTCAAAAGGTGTCTTGTACGGGTCTGTAGCTGGCATATTTCGTGAATCATGCTTAGGCTCAGACTCCTTGCTCTTGCCTAGAAACTGCACCGTATCTGCACTAATCTTGGTGCTGTACTTGGTAACGCCGTTCTTGTCCTCAAATTTATCTGTTTTCATTTTGCCCTGCACATAGACTTGTGAGCCTTTCGTGAGGTATTGACCACAGATTTCAGCCAGCTTACCGAAAGCACTGACGTTGACCCACTCCGTGCCTTCTTTGCTTTTTGTTTTCCAGCCGCAGCCTATGCTGAAGTTAGCTATAGAATCACCTGCCGGGGTAACTCGTAGCTCTACATCCTTGCCAAGCCGACCTATGAAACTACATTGGTTTAAATCAGACATTATTTTTTCTCCAGTTGTTTCATTGCGTCATCTACTTCACCTAAAAACTTAACTACTTCTGTTTCCATCTTAGCTATTAGATCGTCATCTCTCCGTAACCGTGAGACAAATAGCTGTAGATGCTCTGGCACTCGTGGGTCGTAGCTTACAAAGTCGCAATAAGTTGCGCCAGTTACCCACATCTGACACTGCATCTGATTGACGTAAGCAGCAGGTGGCTTGTTATCAAGCCTATATCCTAGATGCGTCTGGGTGTTAGGACACTTGATCTCGATTAACGCATTAACACCACTGATAATGCCATCAGGAGACGCTCCAAGCCACTTTATCGTAGGATGAAAGCAGAACTCTGCCTCGTCTACAAAATAGCCTGTATCGGCCTCATAGCGTATTCTGGCAAGAGGTTCATGGTCAGTACCCCACTGCATAGCCGCATTGTTAAAACTGTCAGCTACTTGACCAGAAACACGCTCTGCAATGATCTGCATCCTGTACTTCTGTCGGGTAACAGCTTCTCCTGCCTTACCCTTTGCAAGCACATCGCTCATCCTAGACGCAGTTACATGGCCTAGCCGTTGTGCAAACCATTCTGGTGTCCCTTGAGCTATCATTTTAGAAAGTACCTCCCAATGACCTTGCCGCTATCAAGCCAGACATTCTCAGTGTGTATGTTATAGCCCATGCAGCGCAGGTCATAAACCCTAGCTGAGAGTCTCATACATTGGGCCTCTTTCATTGCATCCAGAGATGTTAAGCGCCGCTTCTTCTTTAGTTGCCCTAGTAGCCAAAAGTTTTGAGATGATGGACTCATGCTAACTCTCCTTTGCGTTTGTTTTTAGAGGTAGCTAGACGTATCGTTGCTTCTGGATTGCTCTTAAACGTATCGGCAGCCGGAAAGTAGTTAGTCTTTAGCTCTTCTATTGTTTCGCTAGACTCGATCATTCGTATCGCTACTAATACCTGCTCTTCTATAGCATCGTCATCTACCTCAATCAATGGCAAATCTTCACCAGCGTAGATATATAAGCCGATGCCATGCAGTGCAATAGCCTTAGCCAGACATCTCTGCATTGCCGTGTTTACATCCATTGCAGAAGGATTTTTAATTGCCTTGTTTTGGTAGTCTAGAACAGGGAGCTGTGCAGTCATTGTTTTGCCAAACGCTGTGACACTGCAAAAGACCATCATCGTCTCGCCAAACATCTTTGGCTCTCCATACTTCCAATTTGCTGACGGATCATCTTCCAGTAGATAGTGAACAGCCCATGCCCAAGAGAGGTATGTTAATTTTCCTTTCTTCTCAGTATGTTCGTTTACATTGATTTGCCGGAGGTCGCTGTAGAGTAACTTAGTCATATCATATTCCTTTCATATATGGCAAAATGCCACTTGTATTATAACTGAGATTACGAACTATGATAGAACTAAATTTACCCTACCCGCCAAGCGTAAATACTTATTGGGGTTTTCGTGGATCGCGGCGGTTTATGACTAAGACAGCTAATGACTTTAAGCTAATAGTTAACCTTGCCGCTAAACGAGCTAGGTTTGGCGATGACAAAGTAGGTCTGGAGATATTGCTTCATGCACCTGACCGTAGGCGTAGAGACATAGATAATGTACTTAAGCCGCTTATAGACGCTCTACAGGCTGCTGGCGTGTTTGATGATGACTCTCAGGTAGACCAGTTGATGGTAGCGCGTGGCAGCGTGATTAAAGGCGGTTCGTGCCTAGTCAAAATAAAAAGTTTACAAGAGTAGAAATTTAATCTATTCTTACTGCATTGGGTTTAGTGAACCTGATGACAGGAAGGGAGTCAGTTATGCAATTCAGTATCTTTAACGGTGAGACAAGGGCTTTCAGCCTACCCCTTTCTATGGTTGTAATCCTGTCGGCTCACTACCGGCTCTCACCGTTAAGGATATTGTTATGAGTGCAACCCCGTGGTTTAAGTTTTATCCCGGCGATTACAAGTCAGATACAGGTAGATTAACTACCGTTCAGCATGGTGCTTACATATTGCTGTTGCTAGATTACTACGCGACAGGAGAAGCGCCGCCTAATGATGATGTTGTTTTAGCTAAGATTACATTGTGCGACTCGCAGAATGAGTGGTTTGCGATACGCAAAGCTATCGCACGACATTTTGAGATAACTGACGTTTGGAAGCATGAACGCTGCGAGAAGGAATTACTTGCCAGAAGTGCTGAACACACTAAAAAGAGTGAGGCTGGCAAAAAAGGTAATGAAATCAAGTGGGGAGTATCGCAAAGCGAGTCGCAAAACAGCCATTCTGCGATACGCAAATCTATCGCAATACCAGAAGTCAGAAGTCAGAAGTCAGAAGTCATAGATCAGAACTTAGAAGTCAGAAGTCAGAAGTCAGAATCAAAAGAATTTAAGTCAAAAGAGTTGCGCGAAACGCGCTTAATTATTCCCCCAATTCAGATTCCTGATTGGATTCCTGTAGACGCATGGAATGACTTTGTAGACTCTAGGAAGAAACTTAGGAAGCCGCTAACTCAAGGTGCTATAAAACTGGCTATCTCTACTCTGAGCAAGCTAAAGTCTGAAGGTAACGATCCTAAAGAAGTTATAGAGCAATCAATCCTGAGTGGTTACAGTGGTCTGTTTCCCGTCAACAAGGGTAAGCAGTCAATTACAGACCAGAACCGGGCCGTTGGAGAAGCATTCAAATTAAAACTACGTCAACAAGATCAACAATCACAAGGAGAAACCTATGAACACGAGTGAAAAAGAACAGTTTACTGACCTGATAATCAATATATTTGAGATATACAGCATGAAGATAACGCCAGCTTCCATCATGATCTGGTCTAACTTGATGAATGGCTACCCGTTCAGCAGTGTTAAAGACGCACTTCTTAACCACGTTCAACACTCAGTATTTGCACCTAAACCTGCCGACATGATTAATTTTATTAAAGATCAGGATGGCAGACCTAGTGCAGACGTAGCGTGGTCAATGATTCCTAGAAACGAGTATGTTAGTGCCGTACTAACTCAGGATATGCTTACAGCTATGGCAGCAGCCCAGCCCTTGCTGAATGAAGGCGATCAGGTTGCAGCTAGGATGGCTTTTAAGGATTCATACAACAATCTGGTAAACGAAGCTCGTAATAAATGTACCCCTATAGCGTGGTTTCCTAGTCTTGGCGATGACAAGAATGGTCGAGAGTCAGTCATTACAGAAGCTATCAGGCTTGGTCGTATAACTGAGGAACACGGTAAGAAAATGCTACCACATATTACAAACTGGACTGAATTGATGAGGTTGTCATGAACTGGCCTGTAGGTTCACAGTACGCAGACCTGACTGGCAAAGGGTCGTTTGTTGGTATAGCCGATGAGATATTTAAGATTACGACACTTAATCAAAAGAAAAAGCAATCCGAAAGTATGCAGAGAATCATGCGAACGGTCGAGATGCGTGACTACAAACGAGAGAGTAGAGAGCGTCCTACTAAGCGCATGACAGAGGCCATGAAGTCTATCGTTAAATACATCAAAGCCAATCCCGGTGTAGAACGTGCCGAAATCTTAAAAGTTGTCTTTAACTTTAGCGTTATATCTCCGTCCAGCTTAGGCAGTAATCTTAACTCTCTGATTGCCCAGAAGATAATTACCAGCAACGGTCGTACTACTAAACGTAAGTTTTATGTAATAGAGGCAGAAAATGACTGAGACTATAAATCCATTTAAAGCCTTAGACTTCATACGCGACAATGCAGAAGCCTATGCTCAGGCAAAAGCTAACCTGCTGTACCTGACAGAGTACCGCAAGACTAAAAAAGCACTGCTTATGATCGAGTCAGACGCAAAGACAGAAAGTGCCAAAGAAAGTTATGCCTATGCACATGATGAATACATCGAACATTTAAAAGCCCTAGCAATGGCCCTACAAGAGTCTGAGAGGCTACGTTGGCTTATGGTGGGTGCAGAGGCTAAGATAGAGGTTTTTAGAAGCCTAGAGGCTTCTGCACGAATAGAAATGAAGGCTTCTAATATATGAAAACCATTCCCGCATTTACAAATTATTCAATTAATGAAAATGGAGAGGTTTGGTCACATAAATGGAATAGGTTAAAAAAACAATTTGTATCCAATAGTGGGTATAAAGGAGTTTCTTTATCAAAAGACGGTAAACAAAAAAACTACACTATTCATAGCTTGGTTTTGCTTACTTTTGCAGGTGACCGACCGTCACCAAAACATCAGGCTATGCACTTAGATGGCGATAAAAAAAACAACTTGTTATCCAATCTAAGATGGGGGACAGCAAAAGAAAATTGTTTAGACAAAAAAAATCACGGCACTTTCCAAGAAGGTGAAAAACATGGGATGCACAAATTAAATAAAGAACAAGTATTGCTAATAAAAAACAGCAGATTGCCGTTAGTTCATTTTGCAAAATTGTTTTCTGTTACACCAGAGGCTATAGGATATGCAAGAAACATAGGTTGGAAAAGCCTAAATGCTGAATCTACGCAGTGAGTAAGAAAAAAGACTACGCAAGGGTAGCTGAGATTGGCTGTATATTGTGCCGACATCGCGGGGTGTATGATACTCCGGCAGAGCTACACCATATCAGGAACGGTGGTAAGCGAGAGAATGCACCAGTTATACCGCTATGCCCTGAGCATCACAGGGGTGCTACAGGAGTGCATAATCTAGGTTCTCGCGGCTTTGTTCGAGTGCATGGCATTAGTGAAGAAGAACTATTAAGCGATCTAATCTTTCTAATAGGATAAATATGAATAATAAATTTATGAGGCGTTTTAGCTACCACGAATGGCTAATGATCGGCATAGCTGTTACTCCGATAGTGGTGATTCTAGTCATAATTGGGTAT